CGTACCCGTAGTGTAAGATTGCGCAATCTTGCCACCAATATCAATACTAAAATCAGAAACAGAGAGTGCCGTGCCTGCAACTACAAACGTGGAATTCGTCTTTGATAATATAATCTCACTTCCTGTATTTAGCGTAACAACTGGATTAGCTTCAACCCCTGCTGATGCCGTAGTAGTCCCTTTAATAGAAAACTCTACTTTGACGGGCTCCCCAATCTTTCCACTAATTTTGAGATTAGCACACGCCCCCGTTACGGTACGACTAAATCCATCATTAAAGACTTTGACTTGTCCCGTTCCCTCTGACGTGATACCTCCAAGCTTATATACCGCACTGGTTGTGGCGGTCAGTGTTTCTGCTAACCCTGCCAACTTTAAGAGTTTAGAGATTTCAGGAGCTACGCCCAAAGTAACAGGTGAGCGCATATCCATACTAAGGTTAAAATCAACCGTTACATTTGCGGGATCAACATGCCCAGAACTATTTGCTAGTGCTCCAGTCCCCATCGAGGTACTTTTACCTGTTGATACTTTTGGAGTAAGCAACACGGGTGAAGTTATAGCAACGACGTCCCCAGCTACTGGAAGTGCCCCCGACCCTACGAGTACAATATTTTTATTCGTTTCCTGTAATGCCATCTGTTGTGATCTCCTCTTGATTTATTACCGCACGATTTGATTTTAGAATCTCATCGGCGATGGTTTGAGATACGGTTACCGTACCGCTGTATTCCACACTATCGATTACAAGTGTGGTTGCTTCGTCGATGGTTAGAATAACGTTATTGCTTTGGGGTGCGCTTGGTGCTTTTGCCATCTTCGTCTCCTTTTGGTTTTTCTGTCTCTTCGACTTTTGGTTTTTTATCCTTGGCTAGTTCCCGTGCCCGATTAAAAGATGCTAATCCCATAACTACTCCTAGTTATGGATGATTGCAGCAATTTTCACCGAACCACGTTCGAACACTCTCGTCCAATTGGAAGCCGTGCCGCATTCTACTAGTGTTGGGGTGATACCTGCCACACTTGCTTCGTTCCATTTAACCCCCATTGGGTGCATAATAAAGTGAGTACGAGAGATAAGAATGTCTGTCCCTTGCAATGTATCACGGTCGGTTTCTGTAGGCACTGGAGCCACGCCGTTACCAAATCCAAAAGCACCGCTACCAAATAGATATGTGGTGTATTTGTAACCGCTTGTCGTCCCTGCCACTTTTGGAAGTTTGTTATCAACTATGACTTTCAGCCCACGGTATTGCTCAATCATCAAATCGCCCATTGATTCACGAGTAAAGGAGATGTTATCTGTTTTCAAGAGATGAAAATAGGTATCCGAGTGCATCGCAATACCAACAAGATCACCCACCGAGTCGCCGAACGTTGCTTGACCGTCTACGAATAAATCAGCGTCAAACTTTACGGCTCCAACTGTAGTTTCGAGGGCTACATTTTGAACCATATCCCCGCTACTGTTCGCCACATTTGAAGCAATAACACCGCTTAGTGATGCAATAAGAAATGTTTGGTAATCACGTGCCCAAAAGTCCGACAATAGCCCTGCGATAGCTCCAACAGGATCTGCACCGCTTAATGCTTTTGCAAGGTCGTTGCTTCCAAAAGATTTACCACGTAGGTGTAGCCGTGCCTTATCTGTACTGGTAGTAATTCCACCAACCGTAAGAGGCACAGTATCGCTCAACCCCTCAGATGAACCGCTAAGGTCTTGGAAGAAAGGCATATTTACAATTGTTCCCCCCGTTGATGCCAACGTGTTGAGTTCGGCGTTATTGGTAATAATGCCCCCCATGTAGAAATTCGCTTTTTCCACTGTTTTTTCAATAAAGTACGGGTTAAAAACCTCAGGTACGATCATGTCGCTTAGTTTTGTGTATGGCATAGCACTATCCTTTATTTAGATTTATGAAGAGCTGTTAACTCTGTTAATGTCATTTCAGACTCTTTCTTGGAGCCATAACCGCCTGTTGTCCCACTCCCTGTCGAACCTTTTGGGAGGATCATCGATGTATTCGTTTTAACGAACTCTTCAATATAGCCTTTTTGGTCAATGGCGACACCGTCACGCTCAAAAAAGCCCGTTCCATCCTCACCGATTTTAAGAGACTGTGAAAGTTCAAACTCAGCCAGTTTTTTATACCTTGGGTCGAGACCATCAATGCTACCTATAATTTTTGATAGTTCCACGCGTTTCATTGCTTCGGTTTTCGCCGTGCGCTCTTTTTCCAAAGAGGCGGTGACATCGGATAGCTGTTTTTCAAATCCCTTGATTTTTGCTTCCATTTCCCCGTTTGGTGTTGATTTTTGAGCTTTTAACTCTTCAATTTGTGTTTTCAATGTCTCGTTTTCGCTCACAAACTTCTCAAATTCAGTAGCTTTATCCGCCTTTAATCGTAATGGCTTCATCACCGCATCAAACTCAGCGTTTCCACTATTGAGCTGTTCGTCCGTAATAATCCCTGCATCCCGTAGGGTTTTTAAAAAGTTAAACATAGTTAAATCCTCCCGATTTATTGATTGTATTCTTACAGATAAATGGTCGAAAACTCTTAGAGTTTTGGGAGTTTTTGAGGGTAGGATTAGAGTAATGAAAAATAAAGGGGGAAATTTTGACCTTAACCGACGCAAAAACACGATGGAGCCTCATCGATGACGCATACCACGGCAAAAACGGATTCCAAACAGGTGGCAATATCGTCAAGTTTCCACGGGAACACGTAGACAAATACACGGCACGTAAAGCCCTTGCGGTATATGTGAACAAAATGAAACCTGCGTGCAGTCGTTACGCCTCCTATCTCTTCAAACGAAAAGCGACACGGACATCCAACAGCGCATTAGTATCCTTGATTTTCGACAATGCCGACCGTATGGGAAACGCGATTGATATTTTCATGAAGTCGTTTTATGAAGAGGTGCGCGCACGGGGGACGGGGTTAATATTGGTGGACATGCCCCGTAATCTTGGAGACTCATTAGCGTCTCAAATCGAACAGCGCAACGTTCCGTATTTCGTCACTATCGACCCATCAAGCGTCTATGATTTCAAGCTTGGGGAGAGGGGAAATTTTGAGTGGATTATATTGGAGTATTCCATCGAAACAAAAGAGCCGTTTAAAACCTCAACGGTGTCAACCCAATACCATCTTTGGGGCACCACCACCTTTGAGCGATACGACAAAGATTACAAGCTTATCGAGACATTCGAGCATAATCTAGGGGAGTGCCCCATCGTATCCTTTACCGAACAAGGGCAATTCCCGTGTGTCTCCTCGTGGGAGAGTGTGGCGACGTTGTCAAAGCGACTTTACAACGCTCAAAGTGAACTGGATGAAATCCTACGTGGTCAAACGTTTAGTCTGCTTTTATATCACGCCCCTGATGGTATAGATGTTGGTGATTTAGCTATCGGTATAAATAATGTACTCAAATACCCAGTGGATGCCCCGTCTTTTATCGCTCCCCCCTCTGCCCCTGCTGATACGTATATGAAGATGATTGAGAAGCTAGAGTCGCTCATCGATGATGTGACGCTCAACCCCGACAATGCAAGCTCAAAAACGCAAGAGACAGGGGTGGCGTTACAGTTCAAGTTCGAGACGCTTAACGGCTATCTCTCCTCTAACGCACGTTCGTTGGAAGATTTTGAACGGGTGCTCTTTGAATTAGCGTTTCGTTGGCTTGGTGAAACTTACGATTATGAAGTGAGTTACCCCAAAGATTTTTCTATTGCTGATCTAAAAACTGAAATCGAGAACACCAGTGCAATGGTTGCGTTGAATATGGGAGGTTCTTATGAATCCGCCAAGAAAAAAGAATTGGCACGTCTTGATCTTGTTGGTGCCGATTATGCGGTTATTGAGGAGATAAACAAGGAGCTAGACGATGCCAATCATAATCGATCAGAATGATTTAACCGAAATAAATCGTACCTTTGAGCGTCTTGACAATCTTGTAAAAGTCCAAGCGATTAAACACCTTGCCGATGGAGTACATGAGAGGGCGATAGAGTACGCCGACGTGCATACTAAAACGGGGGCAATGTTTCGATCCATCTATAAAGAACGTGTAAGTGGTGGGTTCGAGATTGGAGCGGATAAAAATATAGCTCCATACGCCCTATTTGTACATTGGGGAAGTATACCCCACACGATTGTACCAAAGGATAAAAAGGCTCTTAAATTTGT